AGCATTCTATCACTAGTATTAATTTTTTGTAATAATCTACTAGCTTGCTCATCAAACTCTTCTGTTGTAATTTCAAATGTTCTTAATTTTTCTTTTAACAAAGTTATATCTTCTATTCCACGATTGTATAGAGCTACACTTAATGCTGTTTCTGCATCTCCTGGTTTTCCAACATTACGAAGAATTTCCATATCTTCTTCTAAAGCTGCCAGGTTAGCTTTATAATCTTGAAAATCTTTTGGCTCTGTTCCGTCTGCATTTAACCTAGGGTCATTAGCTGTTCCATAAAGAGTCTTATCATCTCCTTCTCTTCCTGTTTCATAGGCATCTATGGCTGACGCTAAATCTCCTATATCTTCTGTAAGAGTAAATATTGATTGTTGTGTTTGTCTTTCTAAATCTTCTATAACAAGATTTTTTGTAAAATTATCAACTGTAGTCTCATACATAGACTGAACATCGTTTCTTATAATTCCTGGTATTTTTAATTCTTTTAATTTATCTTCAATATTTGTTTTAATAGAAGGTGTAATTACTTGTTCTTGTAAATTTTCAAAATCTACTCTACCTTTTCCACCTTCTTCTGCTGGTTTATATGCATTTTGACCTAATCTTGCATCAGTAGCTTCTTTTTGTACTTCTAAAACACCAGATTCTATAATTTTTTTTGCTTTGATTTTTGTTTCTTGTGCTTCTAATTTAGCTTTTTGTTCTAATACGTTATTAATAGAACTTCCCATAGACTCTGCTGCTTTTGCTATAGCTAACATAGGAGCGCCAGCTGCCTGGACATTACCTTTAACTCCAGCTGCTGCTCCACTTATTTTTACTTGTGGCTCATATTTTTTAAGTTCTATTGCCATAATTTATTCCAATCTTACTCTGGTAACTCCATACCTAAAAAGCTATCTCCTTTTCCATATAACGCTTGTGCATTATAAGCACTACTTAATCCAGATGCTACTGAAGAAGCTGCACCTAATCTACCTGTATATCTAGCAGCTTTTCCAGCAAATCTTTGCGCTCTAGCCTCTGCTGCTCCTTGGTCTCTAGCAATACCAGATTGTCTAGTAAGTTCTAACTGGTCAACACTTTGATTTTTAGCTAGTTCTGCTAATGCTAATAAATCAGTACCACCCATCATACCACCTCTTGAGGCAATACTTGCTGCTGCTCTACCACGTTGTTCACGTTGTTGCCTTGCTAATTTAGATTGTTCAGCAGATATTTTTTGTCTTTCAGCTAATGCTTGGTTTTCTGCTAGTTTAGCATTATAGTTAGCTTGTTTTTGTTGCATTCTACTAGCTTCATTTTGAGCATAAGCAGATACACCAGCACTTGCTAATGCTGCTACACTTAATGCTGTTGCCGTTGCTACTGCCATTATATTATCCTTAACATATTTTTCATATCAGTATCTGTTACGTTAAACTGATATTTATTATACATTTTTATTAAGCCTTTATTATTAACTGATGTCATTAATGCTTTTAAATCCATATAAACTGCTTTTTCTAAAACAGCTTTTAATATTAAGTTTATAGCTTTTACACTTTCCCTTGGTTTGTTTTCTGGATTTGTAACTAGCCATTCCATCATTCCTATTGGAGATGTTGAGTCTGCATATATCCAAACTGCACAATACATTGAATCTTCATCTTCAACAACCACTCCTGTCCTTGGAAGAAAGTCTATTGGAATTGCGTTCCAATTATGTCCTATCCACCAATCTTTTATTACCTCATAATCATAATCTTCATAGTCTCTAGCTACCATTAGCCACCCTCCACTTTTACCCACGATGCCAACGATAGCAAAGTAAGTGGATAAGGTAAATCTTGTTCTATCTCTAATAATTTTTCATTTGTATAATCCGACCCTATAAAAAATCTAAACTGTCCAGCTTCTAAAGATATAGGCTCTCCAGCTTTATCTGTCGTATCCAATACTGGTAAATTAGTTTTTTGCTTTCCAACTTCTCCTATACTCATTCCTTTACTATTTCGTAATCTAGCAATTATCTTACTAGTTCCTTTTACTCTTGAGTTAGGTAATCGTTGTGCTAATACTGGCTCTATCGGCATAGGTTGTAGTTTGCTAGAATATTGTAACCCAGCTATAATAGTGCTTCCATAAACATCAGAAGTTATTGAGCCACTACTTACTGTCTTTTCAGAATCAAAGCTTCCGTCTACAACCACTTGAACTTTTTGTCCTTCTAAATGAGCTAGGCCTGGTATTGAATTTATAACTTCTTTTATACTAGCAGTAAATGTAGTTTGTGTAGAGCTTCCCGGTCTAGTTATAGGATTGCTTGTACCTTTAATAAGTAATGATGAAACACTACCACCCTCATCCTTTATATCTACAATTAAATCTTCTAACGAAGGCTCTTCATTGCTAGGTACAACTGTCCATTTGGTTGAATCAAAGTCTGCTCCAGAAGTAAATCCAGTAATAGCTCTATAATATTTTAAATCTTTTTTAACTAATTGTCCTGTAACAAAAGTTGTATTAGCTGTCCAGCTTGTCCAAACATTTGTAAGTTTAGCAGAATTACCATCATCTAATCCTGTAATGCTAGTAAATGTATACTTACTTCCATCCCAAGTAAAAGTAACATTATCTTTTCGGTTAGTTGAAACATCTAATTTTTTACCACTATCTACATACCAATCTAAATCATCTCTAAAGTGAAATTTTTCTATACAGTATTTAGGGGTATCTGTTGTTCCTCTATTTACAATCCACCATACAGCATCTTCTCTACCAGCAGATACAGCTGCACCACTTACTATACTTCCATTAGTTGTAATTCTTGACCAACCAACTACTTCTTGTGAACGCTCGTATAATAATATAGCTACAGTTCCATCATTTAATACAGTCCAAAAGAAATGATTAGGATTTTTTTGCAAGTATGTTTCTACTACTGTTGAAGATAAAATAGTATCATTTAAAATATTTAAGTCGTTAGATTTAAATACTTCAATTTGAGAATCATATAATAATTCTCTAATCCTTGTTTTATTTTTACTTGTATATATTACAGCATCATTAGCCAGGAAGCCTTGCATTGTATCAGAGCCAAATGTATTTTGTGGATTAGTTTCAATATTTGTTGCTGTTACAACTTCGTCTGTACTACTAGCAGATTTTACAGCCATTGTTCCCCCGGTAGTACCAACAAACAAAACATCTTTTGCATTCATGTATCTAGTAGCTTCTGGATTATTAGGTATTCTTTTTATTGATAAGTCACTAAAGCTACCTTGAATAAAATTAAAGTAATCTCCAGATGCACTACCATATATAGTGCCAGGCTCAAATTTAGTGCCACTTAAAAACAATCTATCTTGAAAAAACTCTGCTGCTCTTGGGAAACCTCGTCTGTCACTAAAAGCACCTTCAGCATGAAAGTATGTAGCTCTATTTAAAACTGTATTAATTACAGTACCTGTTGCTTCTGTACCACTTGAAACGCCTCCAGTATTTATTTTTACTACTCCTTGATTATAAAGTGTTTCATTTTTTAATTGAAATTTTAAAGTTCCAGCTGAAGATAAAGTGTATTCTAATTTAATAAAAGTATTAGCATTTTCTTGAGAAGGAGAGTTAAATATAAAGTTTCTGTTAGCTGTACCTTTTGTATCAAAAGAAGCAAAACTTGTATAATCTCCACTTTCTCCATTAGTAGAACGAAGTAATTCTATAGACCCATTCCAAGTTCCATCCGTTTCCATTTTCCATTCAGAAAAAGAAACATCTAATGGAGTAGATGTGTTACTAGTAGAATACTCATCAGTTACCAATCTTTCAGTAGCAGTTCTAGCGTGCCTTAATACATAAAACCCACCTTCCATATCTGTTGTAAAAGGAGTAAATCCAGACCCACTAGCAGTTAATGTTATTGTCCCACCAATTCCTAAACTTCCACTAGGTGTTATTACATAATCTTCATTAGTATTTTCATCTAAAAAAGGTGGATAGACAAAATCAATAACAGAATATTCAAACACAGGACTAACAGAAGTTCTTTGTATTTGTGCTAAAGGATGATTAGGATGAGAGAGTATTAATGTATCAAACCTAGATATATATTGTATTTCTCTTATCTCATCAGCATTGTATGGTAAAGCTGTACCAGTAATAGCAGTAGCTGTTCCATCTTTGTCATATACATTAGAAAATGGATTTGACCCATCATGCCCAATTTCAATTACATAAACTACATCACTTGAAAATTCAAAAGGTATTAACCTGGCCGGGTATTTACCAGCAGTAGAACTACTTGTTGTTTTTATAAACTCTGTACCAGGTCTACGCTCTACACCACCTTGTGGTAATATGTAGAAGTTTTCTAATAGTTTACAACCTTTACGATATATTTCTAAATCTGTTCGAGCATCCATATTATCTGAAAGCTCGCCCGTATTAAATGAAGTTGTATAATTTATAGCCATTAGATTATAGGAGACTGATTAAACCTTGAAAGTAATAGTTCTGATTCTGGTGTATCATATTCACTATTTTCAAAAGTATCAATACTCCTAGCGGCTGGCATAACCACTTGCTCTAACTCTTTTACTAAAGCTTGTGACATAGTTAATTCTAATTGTAATGGCGTAGCTAATTTAATAGCTAGTCTCATAATTAAAACTAATGCAGCCATTGAATCTAATACACCTACATCTTCCGGGATTGCTAGATACTTTAAGTAAATTTTATCTACATCAGTAACTATTGTTCTTCCTTCAACAGCGTAAGGTTGTCTCATTGCTCTTACGCCATCTGAAGAGTCATATATTTCCACCACACGAACACAATCGTTTGGTAATTGAAAAGCGTTATCATATCCAAATGTTGGATTGTTTGTTAATTTAACTGGTATTGCTCTTTTCTTACAAGAGTTCCAAGGATAGCTTCTTACAGTTTCTTCTAAAGCCTGGTCAAAAAGAATATTACAAAGTTTTGCACTTCGTATAGATGATTCGTTTGTGTTTTGGTTTGTGTCTAAAGAGGCAATGGTGTCTGCTCCAACTTTAAGTAGAGCTTGATTACATATATCAATTTTAGTTTGTGCCATTATTGTACCCTCTTTTACATTAAAAAAATAGAGGACTTACATCAACCGAGAAGGGAAGTTGAAAGCCTCTAAAGATTTCGATTACTCTGATGCTGAATCAGCAACTGCTACGTCAGCAGCTTCAATCAATACTACTTTCTTTTCTTCCATACGGACAGAGCCAGTACGAAGAGCAGCATAAGCGTAGTAGTTGAATCGCTTGTCAGCTCTCTTATCGATTTCAGTTACAATATCAGGATTTGTAGCTGAACGGATTCCAGAGTGAACATAAGCAAAACAAGCTCTATCGCCAGTAGTATCTCCATTTACTGGAACATCATCTGCCCAAGTAGAAGAGAAGTCACGAGTAGCTCCACCATTATCATAAGCATTAGTTCCACCACTATTAGTAAATGGAATTAAGTTAGAAATAATGAACTCAAATCCATAAAATGTATTTAAGTCCCCAGATACAAGAGCTTTAACTGTTGCGAAGTCAGAGCTTGTAACTTTGGTTTCTGTTAATAACTGATGCAACTGATTTGGAGTCATTGCGACATAAGCTTTGTTTAGAGGGTCATCTAAATCAACGCCAGCTGTTTCAAGAGTCTTACGAGCTTCAATTAGCTTTTCAAGATTCATACCAGTAGATGCACCAATTTCTTTAGCAACTACTTGGTCTAATTCAGCAGCAGTTCCTCCACCTTCTTTACCAGTAGGTGCAGCACCATAGATGCCTTTTAAGAACTCAATATCACGCTTACGATTTAAAGCATGAGCTAACTGTTGAACGTATTGTGACTCTGGGTCAACTAACATTTCAACTTTGTCGAATCGGTCTAGCATTACACCAACATCATAAGGTGTAGCAACTAGCTTTCTTCGCTTATGTTCAATGAAGTTATCAGGAGAATCTGGGAAAGTATTTGTGCTTCCAGATTCAGACGAACGAGTTGCTTCTGTTGCAGTAATAGATGATAACTGGTCATAGAAAGCAGCTTCGCCAACAATGTTGTCCTCAAGACCTTTGCCTTGGAACTTTCCACCCTTTGTTTGCGTTAGCAAGTCAAGAGTTTTACCGAACTGTCTTACGAAGTTCTGATTAATTTTATTTGCAGACATTTTATATCTCCTTGTTAATAATTCTGCTAATTAATTTACACGACTAATCGGCTCTGATTATCTCCACAAGGAGGTCTTACCTACCAGTTATCGTCTGGGTTGACGTTATCTAAAGGGGTCGTTAAGATTATCCCTCTTAATTATCTATATGCTAATATAAAAATGTTACAAATTTGTCAAGTATAATCCTTTACAAATCATCTCCTAAAGATGTTCGTAAGTCATATAGCTTTTGTTTTAATCTAGGAGGAGCTTTTTGTCCAGTCCTCAAATATTCTGCAATTTGCTCATTAGTTTCTTCAATTTGGTCACGAATACCAGCTTGTGTTTTAGTTTGAATGTGTCCTATTTCTGGGTCATCTGCAAACTTACTAGCTATTTTACCAAGAGTTACAACTAATGTAGGCTCATCAAGTATTCCAGAGTCTTTTAACCAGGTTAATTGTTCATCAGATAATCCGTTAGCAGTAAGCATAGCATCAATACCACGCTTCATACCATCATAGCTTTCTCCCCAAGCCTTGCGTAATTCAGCTTCATTTTCTTCATCACGTTGAGTCATAAGCTGATTTGATTCTTCTACTTGATTGGCAACTTGTGTTAAATACCAATCAACCATTTGTTCGGCCTGGGTAGGAGTAGCTCCTAGTTTAAATACTTGCTCTTTAAAACCATCAAGAGCAGAGTTGTAAAAATCAATTCCATCCCCAACGATTTGTTTAAAGTCTTCGTTTAATACAAAATCGTACCCTTCTACTGATTCGGGTCTACCAAGTTTAGAGTAAAACTCATTCCACTCTTCGTCAGTAGCATCAGCTTTAGGAATGTCTCCTTTTTTACCAACATAACTTTTGAGTTCTTTAACATATTGACCAAACTCATCAGCACTTTTGCCAGCTAATTCTTTCCACATTGGAGACGACTTAACATCATCATCGCTAATTTGTTCTAGCATTGATTCAACAAAGCCAGGTGTTGCTTCTGTTTCTACCGGGGTTTCTGTTGTTTGTTCAACAACTTCCTCATTAACTACTTCTTCACTCATTATAATCCTCCTCTAGGGGTTTCATGTTTAATTGTTTTTTTATTGCTAAAATAATACTACGCAATGTATTTCTTTTTGCTTCTATTATTGGGTCATTATATTCTGATATATCTTCCCATTTGCAAATATTTACTAAAAAACGAGCAACTAATATCGCATCATCATCTTTAATATCAAATATTTTAACAAAAGCTTTTCTTGTTTCTTCTGCTAAATCTTGTTCGTTTTTGTGTTTAAAATCATAAGTTACTTTATCGATTATATCCAATTATCCTTCTCCCGTTAATTGCTCCATTAAAGCTTCAGCACCACTTCCAGGTTCAGGTGTTTTAGATGTTTTAGACATAACATCTCCCATCTGTTGTGCCATTTGCATTTGTTGCTGCGCTTGCATAGCTTGGGCCTGGGCTTGTCGTTTTTTAGCTACTTCATCTTCCGTAGCTTGTAGCTGTACTGGCACCATATTAACTTCTTGAATAAATCTAGCTGTTTTATCAGCATTGATGTTATCAAGTATTTCGGGTTTCATTTGTGCTATTTGCATCATTTGATTCATAGCCGTCATAGTACCAAACAACTCTATTTGTCTTGAAGCCAATGAAGCTTTTCCAACTAAATCAAATTCTAATTTACTACCAGATAACTCTTTTATCTTTAATTCATCCAGCATATTATTTCTAATCATAATATTAAATGCTCGTTCTAATATTGGAGTTACAAAGTATTTGTTCAATCGATTAACAGCTGGTGTTAAGAACTGTAATGAAAGATTTAATCTCTCTTGTGATTCAAATGCTGTCATGTTTTGTTTATTCATCAATGGATTAAACAAAGGAATATAAAAAGCATCTAGTATCTCTTGTTCTTTCTTTTGAATCATTTGGTCATTAACAACTACATTATCTCTAGGTGCTAATTGTTCTGGCTTTGAAAGTGGATTACCAGCATTCCAATAAATAATAGAGCCAGAATCATTTGATATTCTACGAACACTTCCATCATTTGGTGCTAACCAGGGAGGATTAGATACTCTTTCAGCACCTCTTATTCTAGTAACTTCCATTCTGTTTATCATTGGTAAAGTAGCAGCAACCTCTAACGCCGGGCTTCTACCATACTTTTCAAAATTAGTTTTATAAAACCTTGCAACAGCGTAAGGCATTTCATCAAATCCACTCTCTGTAATTATTTCTTTCATCTTTAAATCAACATAGTACGAAGCTATTTTCTTTTCAGATTTAATAGTAGAGTTGTGAATGTATGTATCTCTAGGTAATACAAAATGTAATATTACAAATTCTTTATTAGCTGATTTAGGATACATAGCACATTCAGCTATGTGTTGAGGGCAATCATCTCCAAACTGCTGTAGGGCCTGGCGAGCTGTAATTTTAAACTCACGAATAACAGTATCTACTCTTCCTAAATAATTTTCACAAAAATAAAATTGATTGATGTAATGAGAGCGAAAGTTTAATAGCTCTTTGTTAGTTGATTCGCAATATATTGCTGTTGTTCCTATATATCCACAATGGTCTATACATTGACCCATTTCTTCATAAAAGTTAGAGTCTTCAATAGCTCTCATAAATTTAACTGTAGCTTGATTTAATGCTCTGATAACATTATCTTCCTTCATTAAATCTCTATTTTCTGTAACAATCCTAATCCAATGTTGTCCTTGTGGGAATAAATGTGACATCATCCCGGCAGTAAACATACGCCTTGATTTTATGCCTATATCAGTAATACGCTCTTCATCATCACGCATACCTTTAGATTTCTTTTTTGTAATATTATCAGCAGAAGGATTACAAAACTCTGCAGCGTTTTCGTATAAATTATTAAAGTTAGTTCGTTCAGAACTATTCTTTTCTCGTTTATACATTGCGATTAAATCATCAGCATTATGCATATTAAAGTCCTTGTGGAGGTGTTCCTAAAGATTGACCTTGTGTTAAGTATAAAGAGCCAGCTCCTTGCTTTTGAGCTTGTTTCTTTTTAACTGCTTGACCAGCTTGCATTACTTCAACAACTTCAGCTACTGGTGCTGGAGGTGGAGGTGGGGGTGGTGCTGGCTGTGTTGGTTGTCTGCCCATAAATTAAACTCCTAATTCTTTCATATTTGTAACATTTTAAAGGCTTGTTTCCTCTTTCAAACACAACCCATTCAACTTTTTTTGGTGCAATCTCAAAGAGACGCTTCATGTCTCCTATTGCATAATGAATATAATAACAGTCTAATTTGTCAAGGTTATTCTGCTTTTTATTTTCCATTAAAAAGTTTTTATTATGTAACATTGCCATTACAAATATGTATTTATCGCTGTATACTATACCATTTTGTAGGTAATAATCAAAAAGGTCTTGAAAATGTTTCCCATAATGGTTTTTTGCTAAATGAATCATCAAATATCCTTCCACTATCTGTGTATTCTTCTGCTTTACCTGTATGAGTAGGTAGTTTTATATCATAAAATGTTTTTAAATAAGGCTCAACTAATTTTAATTCTATCGCCATCATCATAGTTCTAAATGCATCAGCTCCATGAGAATGTTCATCATGCACAGGTCTACCAGCTGCACCTTCTCTGTAGTTTTCTAAATGAGACATAAGGGTATCACAACTAGTATCTATGTATAAACCCCTCATACTTCTACGACATATTTCAATATCTTCTAAAACACTTTTAGTTTTAGGCACACGTCTAAAATCTACACCTACTTCTTTTGCTTTTGTAACTAAATCTCCGAATAACATACGTTTAGATACGTCATGTGGTGCATAATGACCACCATATTTATAATTTTTGCTATTAATGACTATTGCGTAATCTTCTATTTTTTTACCTGTAGACTCGTGATAATCAATAATATAAGGCTTTTTATCAACTATTTGAGCAAAAACTATTGATGTTGCATCTGATGTACCTAAATCCCAGAATGTATAAACAGGAGAATCATTACGCTGTATTGAACAAAATCTATTTTCATTTTTTAAAATTTCTAATTCATACCCATAATAACTATTTTCTACCTGGGATACAGCTTCATTCATATACTCCTGTCTAGCCATAGCATAAGATATTATTCCAGAATCTATATCTTCTTGGATGTTTTTATATTTTTTATTATCGTATGGGTTGATTTTTCCCTCCAGCTCTTGATTGATGCACATATCTTCGCCAACCCAGTAATTAGTTTTTGTATCTGATAACGTAAGCCATTGAGTAAACCAGTTATCGCGACCTTTATTGTTTTCATATAACCTCCATAGATGATTGCTTCTACCTCGAAGCGTTC